TGAGTCCGGAAAAAAACAGAAGATATGTAGCCGGATTGGACTTGGGTAAAAGCCAAGACTATACAGTATTTATCGTAAAAGATTCACGAACAAGAGAAAGCGTTTATTCTTTGGAAATGTCCGGTACAGATTGGGTAAATCAGATAGAAAGTGTAGCAGCAGAGATTGACAGATGGGGAGTTGATGATGTACGAATAGATAGTACAGGGCTTGGAGATGTGGTCTTTGACCATCTAATGTCAGCAGGGTTACCTGTGACACCTTTCAAGTTCAGTATGCAAAGTAAATATCAGTTATTTCAGAATTATTACATTGCTTTAGAGAACGGAGATGTCTCCTTTCCAAGTGAATGGATAACACTGAAAAAACAATTAGAAGATATATCTATCCGCCCTACGGGCAACGGTGGTTATACATTTTATACAGAATCACAGCAACATGATGACTGGGTAGATTCGGAACTGTTAGCATTAATGGCTTGCGACCCTCCCGGCTCAGAAAGCGGAGATTATGGATTTGGCAGACCAATAAAAGGCATGACACCGATAAGACCGACACCAGTAAAAAGACCATCGAACTTTATTCAAAAGGTTCGAGAACAAAAACGCAAGAAATTTTTAGACAACCTTCCTGATGAAGTCAGAGAAGAAATTCTTACAGGATAAATTTAATGGTTACAACACAAGGAAATCCTAACGTAGTAGACGAAGTAGTAAATTTAGAATCTTCTAATCCTATTGACGAACCTGAAATGTCTATGCAATGGATACGAGAGATGAGGGAAAAAGGAGGACATGAATTTAGAGCCTTTAGGAATCAATGTGAAAATGCCGATGAATTTTTCCTAAATAATTTTGAATTCTCCGCACCAGATGGTGGTACTATGATACGTCTAGGTACAGCTCAATCGGTGATAAATACCCTTGTATCACACGTAAAACCCCAATTTCTGGATATATCAGTACCACCTCCTGGACCAAGAGGTCAAGCAAGAGCAGAAATGATGGAAAAGTTTCTAACAGGCGCACATCATATGATAGAACAAAAAAGCCCTGTTCATAGAGAACTGACAAAACACGCAGGACTATACGGAATCGCATGGGAAAAAGTAGAGTTTATCGCTAATGAATGGTCAGACTTTCCCGAAGTTCCACCAGAAGATGGAGGAACTGAATATAGAGAACTCGTAAAAGAAGTATTAGAAAAAAGGTCAGTATCATGGCCGATAAAAACAGTTGCGGTAAATCCACAAAGTCTTATATGGGATACAAATAATGGAACTGCTCCTAGATGGGTGATAAGTGAATCTGAAGTAGACGCTCAATGGGTACAGGCACATTTTCCAGAGTGGAATAATCACAAACGAGGTTATGTACAATTCTGTGAAATTTGGACTCAAACTCAGGTAGCATATATGGCTGACGATAAATGGTGCATGATGCCAAGAAAACATGGATATAAAAGATTGCCATGGGTTATGTATTGGCCTCAAATGGGATTACAAACTACTGAACTTGCACCAGATGATTTGTACAAAGGGATACTAAACGGTTCGTTTGATATGTTGAAAGCACAAAGCCAATTAGCATCTCATTATATTGATATCGTAGCAAAATCCGCATGGCCTACCCTAGAATTTACAGGTCCAATCGGAATAACCGAAGAGGTTCAATCAAGATGGGATGATACACCAGGTGCAAAAAATATAAAACCACCCCAAGTCAATGTAAATGTTTCTGATACTCCAAGACCACCGAATGAAATTGGTGTAGCTAAAGAATTTTTAGATGAAGCAATAGAAGCCAATACAGTACCGGCAGTTGCGAGAGGACAAAGACCTACTGGAGCAGCATCAGGATATCATACTGCTGTTCTCGCAGGAATTGCGTCACTGAACTTCGGTGCAGTAAAAGAAGCTATGGAACGTGGATTGCAGGATAAAGGTGAAGTTATATTACAAATAGTAGAAAATGTTATACAAGACAGAGTAACTGTATTTGGAAAAACCGAAGCAGGTACATTAGATGCAACAATTAAACCATCTGATATAAACGGACATTATGTAAATATTGTTAGAATTAACTCTGTCTCTCCAGAAGAACAAGAACGTAGGTTGAATCTCTGGTCGAACCTTTGGAGAGCAGGATATGTCGACTTGGATACAGCACTTAGAAAAGGTGGAGTCGCAAACCCGTTGGAAGTAAGAGCAAAAATATTGGAAGAACAATTTTTGACATCACCAGAAATACAACAACAGTTGCAATTAGCAGCAGCACAACGAATACCGACAATACAAAATCTATTACAAGCAGCAGGTGGTACATCTGATGCAGAAATAGAACAAACTGCTCGAAATATTCTAAATACACAGGGAGCGCAACAATTACCGAATCCCGGAAATTTCTCTAGTGTAAATCAACCACCAAGAACTAACGAAGCGGCAAGAGTCGCTCCAACCACAAGACCGGTAATGCCGGGTTCTATTCAGGAGATGAATCAAACAGGTGCTGCAATAGCTGGACCTCGAACAGGAAATGTACGAGTGCCAGCAGCAGATATTTCTCCAGGAGCAAGAGGATAATGGCAAAACCACAACACCCATTAGAAATAGCATATAGTAACTTTGACGAAACGGTAAAAAGACATTTATCGCAAGTAGAAAAGAATTTTAGAAACGTAAAAAATATACCTGAAGTAAAAACACCACGTAAAAAAAGAGGAGTTTTTGAAACTCCCTTTGGAGGTCAAATCTAATGCCTTATGTAACACGATATAATGAATTTACAAATTCAGATGAAGTAGTATGGGTTCCAGAGACTACATCTCCTTCTTTCTCCACAATGCCAGAGTTTCTTCCTGGTGGAGGTGGGATGCCTTTTGCGGCAGGACCATTTACAGGAGGAGTAACGACTGGTAGAGGAAATCAAGAGATGTATGAAGATTTTGGTATGCCAGGAACGATGCCACAATTAACCCAAAGAACAGATTCCTTTATAGCAGAAGACGAAGCAGAAAGAGCTAGATTTGCCGAAAGAGCCAGAGAAGAAAGAGAAGCAAAAAAAAGGGAACAGGAATTGAACCGAGATATAAGAGTAAAAATATTTGATTGGGATTCTATTCCCGGTTCGAGAACAACAGACCCTGACTATCCACAACGAGGTACTTGGAATAAATACGAAGAACTTTTTAATGATGATTCTTTATATAGAGGTCAATGGAAATCTTTTGAAGATGTCTTACGTAACGAACTAGCTGAAGAAATCCCTAGAGAATGGACTTTTGTTACTCCTGATGGTGATACAGGTGTACGGATTCCTCTTGTACCATCGAATCGAAAACACGCTGCCCTAATAGAATTAAGAGATTGGTATAATAAAGAACGCTCAATAAATCAAAGACGCAGAACAGAAGAAAAATGGGAAAAAGCAGGATTACCTGTAGGAGATTTTGGGGTTAATGGTAGATATGAAATTACACAAGAAGATTGGGAAGATTCTGATATAGGTAAAAAATACCTAAAAGATAATCCACCTGCAAACCCTGAATATGGGTATTCGGTGACAGAACTTGAGAATATAAAAGATGCGTTTAGTAATTTTAATAGTCAATGGATACAAAATTTCAGCAAAGGGAATCCTATTTCTAATCTGGATTTCTTTGTATCAGGTGAGGATACGGAAGATGTTGAAGATGATAGGGCAGGAATAGATGATGCTTTTGGGGATGCTTTTGATGTTGATGGAGATGATGGGGAAGTAATAATTCCTGAGCCTGAGGGTATAAGAGAAGGTGATGCGAGGCAAAATTACATAAGTGATTTCTTGGCGGGTCAAATCCCAGATTGGGAATGGTTAGCCACTGTAGGCCCAGATGAAATGTCAGATGAAGCTAAAAGAGAGTTGGCAGAAGCATCATGGAGAGATGCAACCGATGAAACTAAAAGTAAATATGGAGTAGTAGGACCATCACCAGAACCAGTAGTAACAACCGAAGGTACAGGTGAACCAAAGATACTAACTGATACTTCAGCAAAAATTAATGCGTTTCGGACATTAGCTAATTATGCAAATCTAACATTACCAAGTGTTTTAAAAATGAGTGTTGATGGTACATTACCTCCAATACCACCAGCTTTATTAGAAGAACTCAAACGACCACTTATTAGGATAAAACAGGCAGGAAAAGATGCTTTTGATAACCCAATTACAATAGATGTCGATATACCTAATCCTAATATAGAACCGTTATTTAATATTTATAGAACACAGTTAGATGCAACAGTAGAAGCGTTTAGGTTAGCAAAACAAAAAGACATATCTGATGCAGATAATGCTGCAAGATTTAATCAAGCGTTAATATCTGCAACAGGTGGTCTTGCCGGTAGAGGAACAGAAACAGATTTTGACCCAGCAGCTTTAGCGGCACACGAACAAGCAATGGCAAGGATAGCGGCTACAGGTGGGTTAAGTGGAATAGAGGAAGGAGGGCTTACACCTGAGGCATTACGAGATTTTCAGAGAGAACAAGCATTAATAGGTGCTACCGGAGGATTAAGGGGAGGAACTGAAGCCCTATCCGCTCAAGAACTGGCACAGCAGGAACTCGCAAGGCAGCAGATAGCCGCAACGGGCGGATTGTCAGGACTTACTCCATTCTCAGGCGCACCTTTTGCATCAGAAGCGGCTAGAATACAGCAACAGTTATTTGGAGCAGACCCGGCACGGACTATATCTACAGCAAGAAGTCTTACCCCATTTGAAATGGCACAACTTCAATTACAGCCATTACGTATGCAGCAAGCACAAGAACAAGCACGTAGAGAGGAAGAGCAAAGACAATTTAATGAACAACTTGCAATAAATCAAAGAGCGCAGGAACTTGCAGAATTAGAATCCCAACGTAGATTAGGATTACAGGCTGGTCAGTTACAGCAACAAAGACAGTTAGAATTAGCAAGATTATTTTCAGACCCGACTGCTGTAGGTTCGCTAAGTGCAATATATGGTCCACAGTTCTTTGAACAAGAGCAAGTATTTGGAAGTCCGTTTGCAGGACAAACAGGTGCAGTTCAACCGTTACCAGTACAAAACCAACAGCAACCGTCTTTTACACCAGCTACAAATGTATCTACACCTTTTGGTTCGAGTCTTACAACAGGTCAATTTCAAGAAATGTCACCATATGCACAAAGTCAATATTTGACTACCCAAGCACGACAAAAAGGTAAAAGTAGACAGGAACTAGAAAGAGAAATGGAAGCAGTAACACCATTTGGAACTCCAACAGGTAGAGGAGGATTAGACAAATACTTTAGTGGTACAGGTGAATTATAGATGACCAACAGATATCGCTCTCCTGAACCTACAAGATTTGGTAGACCTCAGACACAATCCCCAAGAGCATTAGCTGAGTTAGCAATGCGAGCAGGCCAACAAAGAGCCATAATGGAAGGTGGGCAACAAATACTTGAAACAGAACAACCTACCCCATTTGTAAAACCTGAAGATAGACTCGAAAATCAACCAAGAAGAGAACCAGATAGAGGTTTTTTTGCAAAAGCAGGAATAGGAGCATTGAAAGGTTTAGTTGCAGGACAAGAAACCGGTGGTGGATTACTTAGACTTGGATTACAAAAGTTAACTCCAGGAGAACAAGGTGTAGAAACAGCATTTAAAAATCAAAAAGAAGGAAATTTTTTTCAAAGAGTTAGAAAAGCGTCAGTATCTACAGAAGGATTTGAAATAGATACACCTTTTGATAATGTGCATATAACGATAGGTGGTAAAGATATAAAATTATTACCATCAAGAATTACAGGTCGTGGTGTAGCCGAAGTAATAGGTGACCCACTTAATGTAGTTGCCCTTGTACCATTTGTAGGTGCGCCAATTAGAGCAGCAGAAATGGCTGCATTTGGAGCAATCAAAGGTGCAGTTGGAGGAGTATCAACAGGTGTTGCCCGAACAGCAGCTCAAAAATCTTTAGGGGGAGTAATTAAATCCGCAGGTGTAGGATTACCCGTAAATACAGTAGCAAGTGTTGCCGAAGAAACTCTTAAGGGAGCAGCAAAATCTTTTGACTTTGAAAAAAGAATTATAGGTAGGTATGGTAAGGCAGGAGTAACACCTACAGCAACAGCACCTGCTGTAGATGCAAAAATACCAGATATTGAATTTGGAGCAGGTACTACCCAAGCAACAAAGGAAGCTGAGATAGCTGCTCTTGAAAATTCGGTAGACAATACTATTAGTGGTATTACAAAACCATTTGAAAGATTTAGAAATTCACGAACAGGAAAATGGGTTGCAGGTAACGAATCACGTACATTTAGACATTTATTTGGAACAAGTAAGGTAGGTAGAGCATTTACAGAAAGAGTAAATGGATTACGTGGAATAGTGAGAGCAGGAGGAACAGATGCTTTTGCTAAAGTATCGAAAGCATTACATTTGCATAATATCGCACAAGCTAGAGGATTGCAGCAGAACGGATTCAAAGCGAGATTTATGGAGTTAGCAGAAAAAGCAACAGATAAGGCTACTGGAAAACAGACCCTTATATATGATGATGATGGATATCTACAAAATGCTTTATACCAAGCAGGCGAACTGGTAACAACTATTGCACCAAATATACGAAATAGAACTCATTCTTTATCTATTTTGGAAAATATATTTTACGACCCTATAGAAAAACGTGTTGTAACAGGAAAGAGTAACTTAGATGTTCTAGCTCCAAACCCAAAAGAGCAAGGAAAATTTAGGCTTCAGAAGCAAGAAGTTAATACAGTTAGAAATCAAGATGGAAGTGTCGAAATACAATATAAAGATGGAAATAATATTAGGTTAACTAATGACCAAGTAAATATTTTAGAAGATACTTTGACTTACTTAAATGATGCAGGATTGCACGCATTTAAAAAAGAAATACAAATAATAAAGGGTATATATAAAGGTTCACTTAAAAATAAAACCAAAAAAGATATTAAAGAAATCGAAGAATTTAAAAAACAAGCATTACTAATAAGAAAAGATATTGCAAGACGAATCAATCTTGCTGAAAGAAAAAAATCTGTAGATATCAAAAAATTAGGTACAGGTAAAGCAAAAAGAGATGTTTTATTAAGTCAAGGACGTACGGTATATGATTTAACAGATGGGGATATATTAAATTATATAGGCCAAAATCCCGAATTATTAGTAAAAACATTTGGAGGTGCTGACAAGTTTAAAATCCATAACAGTAGTTTTTTTCTTGACTTAAAAAAAGGAGGAGGAGTAGAACCTGGAATAAATTATGTAAGTCATATATTAAAAGATGTTGCTTCGGCTAACGAAGAAATGAGTGACGCAATATTAATACTTGGACATAATACCAGTAGAAGGGTAACAGGTAGTAGAACTCGATTAGAAAGACCTAGAGATTATACTCTTCCCGAATTACTAGAATCTGCTAAAACTTCTGGAACATTAATATATAGGCCATCAGAAATTATAGAGGCATACAGTAAGGGAGCAATAAAAAAATCAATAAGAGACGAACTAAATGATGAACTATCTAAAATTGCAATAAATGAATTATCTACAAATAATAAAAAATTACAACAAGATATTGTAAAAATAATGTACCCGAAAGGCAAAAAAGGAATAAAAAAAGGTACACCAGGACCAACATTTACGGAAGCACAAGCTCTTTTATTTAAACAAGAAACAAACACAAAAGATATTGGTAATTTACTTATAAGGCAATTAGGAATAGGAAAAGAAAAAAGTAGTAATGCTGCATTTTTCAAATGGATAAACGAAGAAATATTTGCACCTATGAGAGGGTTTAGAGCAGGATTAGATTTAGGTTTTATGGGGATAAATACTTTGCCTGTACTATTTATAAATCCTGTAGCCTACGGAAAAACATGGAGTAATATTATAAAAACATTTGGTCAAAAAGACAAGTATTTGAATTTTTTGCAAAATAAATCAAATGTAATAGAAGAAATGACCGAAAGCGGAATACATATGAGTAGTTATGGTGCTGACTTATATGATTCTTTACAAAGACCGGGAAGTTCTATTGGGTTATTATCACGAACACCTGGTGTTGGGAATACTCTTGAAAAAGTTGCATCACAAGCATTATCACCATTTGAGCAATCTTTTTATGCTGCTGTAGACTCGGCAAGAATTAGTTTATTTGAATTTTATAGTCCGTTATGGAACAATCTAGATGATACTGCTCTACAATTAGCTACACGAAGGCAAATGGCAGATTTCATAAATTACTCAACTGGTGGATATAGTACAGTTGAAGCAGGATTAACTCCTACACAACGAGATATAGAATCCTCATGGGTATTCTTTTCACCAAGATATACTAGAGCATCAATGGGATTAGTAAGTTTAGTATTTGATGGGTCGGTACAAGGTGCAGAAGCTAGAAGATTGTTAGCTAATGCTTTAACAGCAGGAACTATAATGTATGCAAGTACCTGTGAGGCTTTAGGTGTCGAACCAAACTTTGACCCTACATCTTCCGAATTTTTTACAGTACCAATAGGTGGTGACCTTATTGGTCCTGGTACGTTCTATAGACAACTACTAACACTTAATGCTCGAATGATAGAAAATCCCCAAGCGTTATATTTTTCAGACGACAAACCTGGTGTCCAATTTGAAGAAAAATTATTTAATCATCCTATAGTAAGATTTTTTAGAGGTAGAACACCGATAGGTACAGGATATGCAATAGACCTTGCAACAGGTTCAGATTATTTAGGTAGAGAATTAGATGGATGGCAAGATAATATAGAACACGCAGCTACGCTAGGAGTTCCTTTTTGGGCTGAGAGCTTGCTTTTCGCAGACCCTTACAGAGCAGGTCCAGCAGGGGTTGTATCAGAAATGTTAGGTGCTAGGTCATTTCCACGTAATCCATATCAACGTAGGCGTGAATTAAGAGATACCTTAGCTGCCAAAGAATATGGACATGAATTTGAGTGGAATACCTTAAATCAAGCAGAAAAAAATAATATTCAATTTGCAAGTGTAGAATTACAAAGATTAGATGAAGAAGTAAAAAAAGTAAAAGGTGATAGAGCTGGAGGATTTGATATAAGAATGGAAGAATATTTAGGAAAAAGAGATGTAATAAAAGATACTTATAGGAATACGATTATTGAAAAAGTAGAAGC